AAATATAATCGTGTGCTGGATGGTGAGACAGCTTCGATGAAGGCCGACTTTGACCCGGTAGACTGCGACATTAGAATGACCGCTGACCCATCGCAGGGCTCAGACGTTGAGCGAGTGCAGAGAGCCCAAGCAGTATTTGATATGGCTAAGACCCAGTCTCAGCAGGTGCTTAACTACAGAGAGGCACAGCTTAACGTCCTGAAGGCCATGAAGACCCCAGACATAGAGGCGCTGGCCCCAGAGCCAGATCCAAATGCAGTCGATCCAAATCAGCAGCTAATGATGGCTCAAATGCAAATGGAAGCTGAGCTTAAACAAAAAGACCAGCAGCTACGCCAGAACGCCCAGCGACTCCAAGAGCAGAAGCTTGCTATGGAGGCCGCTAAGACAATGGGCGAGATGGGGCTTGCAGCTGATGAGCAAGAGGCTAAGATTACAAAGATGTACGCTGAAACCTTAAAGACCTTGGTTGATGCGGGCATAGCAAGCGGCGAACAAGCGATGGATGCCGCTCAAAGAATCGAAGAAAGATTCATAGATGCCGAAGGAGGCAATGATGTCGGAAGACAAGCACAAGAGAGTAACCAAGGCCCAATTTGATATTTGGATAGACAGTCCGGTAACAAAAGTATATTTGCAGTGCCTAAAGTGGTCTGCAGAGCAGGCTGAAGAAATAGCCGGCAATGGAAGCCTGATAGATTCGTCAAACAATGATCTATCTATGAACCATATTCATGGAGTAATGGGGCAGAAAACAGGCCTAATCACAGCCAGCAACCCAGAGCTATTACTCAACACACATAAACTACTCGAAGAAGAGGAGGCAGAATGATTCAAATCACTGAAAAAATGATAGCGGAAGCCAGAGATCTAATCGCTCATGGCAACCCTAAGGCTGTTGGCTACCGGCTAATGGTTAAACCTATTGATGCCACAACAGGCATGGAGCTATCCGAACAGGCCGCCAACCCAGAACTGGCAAAGCTTGGTTTTGAGGTGAAGACTGAGGGCCAGAAGGAAAAAGAATCAACCGGAACACATCACGCAATCCTTGTGAGTAAAGGTGATTACGCTTTTAAGGCCGCTGCTCTTGGTGGAGACAACTGGGTAGAAGAGGGGGACGTCCTTATCTTTGACCGGTACGCAGGAGTAGAGATTGAGCTCCCACCTGGAAGTGGCGATAAGTACCGGTTCACAAACGACGAAAGTATTTTAGGAAAAATGGAGGCTAAGAATGTCAGACCAAGAAATGAATGAGGCGCTTGACGCGCTGGAAGATGAGCATGGGGAATTCCACGATCTAGATAACGATCTAGATAATGCTGATAATGATGGCACGCTTAACGGTGATAAAGAAGAGCTTGATGGTAAGCCTGCAGAAAAGCCGCCAGAAAAGCCGCCCGGATTCAAAACCTATGAAGAATGGGTAGCTGAAGGTAAAGATCCGGCAGACTTCCGTGGAGAGAACGCATACAAGAAACAGTATGACGCCCTGAAGGAGGTTCGCGAGCTAAAAGACGCGATGACTCATGTTGTCGACGGAATGCAGACGTGGAAGCAGCAGCAAAGTGACGTTATGGCTCAACAGGTAGAGCAGGCGCGAACAAATGCCGTTGCCGAACTGGAGCAGGCTAAAGAAGATGACGATCTCGATGCTGCGCTTGTGGCACAAAACAAGATTAACGACATCGATAGCAAGCCCGCTGCAACCCAAGTTAACCCGGTAATCAGCACATTTGCCAGCAAAAACCCGATTATCGATCCAAATAATGCGCAGTATGACGCTGAATTCCATCAAGATATGATCATGATCCATAACGGCAAGCTCGATCAGCTGCTTGGCGGGGACAGATCGAGGGCTGGAGAGCTCACAGAAAGTCAGATTGAGCGGGTTCAGAACTTGGCGTTTAAACAGGCTAAGGAGCTGCATGGCGATAAATTTGTTAGCCCCAAGAATGGGCGAAGAACTCCAGCATCACCAGCGCAGCGGCCAACAAAACCGGGAGGGACGCCAGTATCGAGGCTCAGTCAGGTAAAAGGGAACACGAAAAACCCGAGAGACACCAGCGCCGCCAATGATATCTATGAGATATTGAAGGCCAAAGATCCAAAAGCAGCAGAAACCTTTGCTAAGAACGTATTGGGAGAACAGTAAGATGAGCGGAACAGAGCAGAATAACCAGAACACTCAGCAAGCGCCAAAGCCAGCAGGAAAAAAGCGGGGGCCAAAGCCAAAACTTAAAACAGCAGGCGCAGATACCAAGGCGCCAGTTGAGGCCAAGCCAGAGGTGAGCCAAGAAGCGGCCGGCGCACAAACTCATAGCGCTCCACCTCCAACAGAAGCGCCCAAAGAGGTTATAACAACCTCTGCAGACTTGAGAGGCAAGGGGGCAGACAAAGATATCCGCGCCCCAATTGGGGAAGAGGCGGCAACCAACAAGATGAGCCAAGGCGACAAGATCCGCATGGCGACAGGAAAGCAGCTTAACCTGGACGCTTCATTTTATGAGCGGCTGCCAAAATACCAAAGCATGCAGTTATTCTATGAGAATGATGAGAACGGGGCTGTTGAGCGGTGGTTACATATTGGTGCGGAATTGGTTCCTCGTCAGAGCAAAAGCCTAAAAGAGTTCAAAGGGTTCACAGATCGAGCGACCAGCGAATGGGAGTGCACCCCTGTAGGTACAGACGCCACCGGCAAGCCGCTTCTATGTTACCTACTATTTATGCCGGCAGAAGATTATCAGACTCTACGTGTTGCGCCCAAAGAAAATCGCAACGCCGAGATTCTAGGCGCCCTTGGCATGGGTAAATCTCAGGCAGAAGGCGCTGTAATGCCAAATGTTAAAGGGATCAAGACTTATGCCCCCAACAATCCAGTAGGTGAAGGAAGGGGTTTCGAGCAAACCCATGACGCGTAGTTAGATTGGATGCCGGCTTATGCCAAAGTTGTATTATGGCGTAAGCTGGCATATACTCAGAACATATAAAGTCTTTTCGCTCAAAGAGTAGCGAAAATATCAGATGGCCCACCTAGAAGAATAGGTTCGCTGTAGTCCTAAGAATGGACGAACAAACGAATGTTATTTATTACTTTTAGGAGGCCATTATGGCTAATAAAGATATCATCTCTGGGTTCACCCCCATTGGCACCCTAAGCGGTGCAGACTATCACGGTAAAATGCGCCGTGTAGCATTTGCAGCAGGCGACTCCGTAGCTGCTTTCCCTGGCGATCTCGTCAAACTAACAGGAACCACTGACGCAACAGGTAAACTACCTATTGTTGCGCAAGGTACTGCAGGGGCTGCTGGTATCGGCGTTCTTGTATCTCTAGAGCCTGACTTCACTGATGAAGGCACCTTGAATACCAATTACCGTGTAGCTTCTACCGCTCGAATCGGAAAGGTTCTATTCGGTCAAGACGTTCTATACACAATCCAAGAAGATTCAGTTGGAAATGCCATTGAGATTACAGAGGCAGGCTTTAACTGCGATGTTACTGTTGGCTCAGGAAACACCATTACCGGAGCCTCTGGAATGGAGCTGGAAAGCACAACTGCAGCAAACACCAGCTCCCTAAATGTGAGGCTGCATCATGTATTTGACGCTCCTGACAACGAGCTTGGCGATAACGCCGACTGGGTTGTTTCTATTAACGCTTCTCAAGAAGCCCTTAATCAGACTGGAGTATAGGTCATGACTGGTATTGTTTCCCAAGGGTCAGAGGCCCGCTTACTACAGGAAGGTATTAACGCGATTGCCACCATCGAGTATAAAGACTACGAGATGGAATATGACAAGATCTTTACTACCTACGATTCTGAGAAAGCTTATGAGCTTGACGTTTCGCTGTCAGGCACCGGACTTGCTGCACTGAAGCCAGAGGGTACGTCAACCTCTTACGATGGTGAAAAGCAAGATTTCGCAACCACCTACACACACGCTGTATTCTCGCTTGGAACCATTATCACCATGGAAGCCGCGATGAATAACCTTTATCGCGACCTAGTGACTAAATCAGGAAAACTTCTGAAGCGCTCGCTGATTCACACTGATGAGCAGCTGGCGGCAAACGTTATCAATAACGCTTATGACGGAAACTTTGCTCTTGGTGATGCTCAGCCGTTGTTCTCAACAGCTCACGTTCTTGGCAAGGGCGGCACATTCTCTAACCGGTTCTCCGTATTTACTCCATTGAGTCAGGCAGCGGTAGAGGATGCGACTATTGCGATTGAGGATTATCGTGACGGTGCCGGCCTCCTTATCGATGCACGGGCAATGAGCCTGCACATCCCGCGTCAGCTTCGCTACACTGCTGACCGGATTCTGGCATCACGCTTTGAGCCAAACACTGCAAACACCGCGACAGTTAACCCCGTGGCCTCTATTTTCCCAGAAGGCTATCACGTTAACCATCGCTTCACGTCTGCGACTGAGTGGTTCATCAAGACTGATGTTGATGACGGCTTTAAGATCTTCGACCGAATGGGCTATACCTTCGAGCAAGATAATGACTTCGGCACCTCAAACTACCGTCATAAAGGCATGTTCTACAAGTCTTATGGCGTAACAGACCCTCGCGCCGGATTCGGCTCAGGTCAGTAAAGGATTGGGGCTTCGGCCCCTTTTCGAACTATGAATATTCTAACGACCCAAATGGGTTCATAGGAGAAATAAAAAGTGAGTCTATCTAATTATCCCAATGGTTTTAAAGATGGCGTTACGATTAACAACGTCCCTCTTACCCTTACTAATCCTGGCGAAGCGTTCTTTGTCAGTAATGCAGATGTGCTGCTGGACAAGAATCAGAGCGTAGCAGGTACAGACCAGGCGGGCGGCGGCACTTTTCAGCGCCCATTCCGATCTCTTGATTTTGCAGTAGGCCAATGTACCGCAAGCCGCGGCGACCTGATCGTCTTGGCTCCTGGCCATGAAGAGACGCTATCTACCGCAACAGCTCTAGCTATGGATGTTGCTGGCGTCACCGTTCTCGGTCTTGGTGTGGGCACCATGCGACCCAAGTTTATTATTGACACTGCCGATACTGTAACCATTGCGGTAAGTGCTGCAAATGTCAGTTTCAAGAATGTCGTATTTAGTGCGAATTTTGCTGATATTACCACTCTATTCACGCCCACAGCGACTAACTTTGTGACCGAAGATTGCAAGTTCACTCAAGAAGCCGTAAACATGAACTTTGTGGCTATTGCTGTTACCGGCACAACCGACAATGAAGTGGATGGTATTGCATTCATTCGCCCCGAGTGGGTCGAAGTGGATGCGGCAACTGAAACTCTGCTTGATGTGAATTGTGATGTAGATCGCTTTACAGTGGTCGAGCCATACATTGATTTGGGCGTTAACGGCGTACTGTCTGCTCTTGCGGAAGTAGCAGCAGGCAAGGACTTGACCAATATCAGCGTTAATGGCGGGTATGTATCGCGACTGGTAACTGCCAGTGCTGTGCAGCTAATCACTTTTGTCGACACCACAACCACAAACACCGGAATCATTCAGAATGTGAAGTGCCGGTCTTTGGATGAAGCGGGAGAGCTGATGGTTACTGCCGGGACCAATATTTCCTTCTACGATAATAAGTCAACATCTGTTATCGACGCTTCCGGGTATTTGCTGCCAGCTGCTGACTCGTAAGGAGTAGGCAATGAGACCTTACCTTCTTGATATTGATCCCGCCGCCGTTGATGATAACGGCATTGCGGACGATCTTCCTACGGGGTCTGCGTGGTCTTTAAGCGCGGACGCAGAATGGCTTGCTGATAGCTCTGGCGATGGGCTTGCTCATCGCTTGGTTATCACTACGGCTGCTGATGAGCCTGGCGGGAATGCCCCCATTTTGACGTTAGTTGGAACCGATCCTGATGGTATTGCGCAAACGGAGGATATTATCCTTCCAAATGCGGCCACCATTGAGTCCACAAAGTATTGGCTAACGATGCCGTCTGGAACCACCCAAGCGGACACTGTAGGCACATTCGATATTGGCTGGGTTGATGAGATCATGACGCCAACCATCCCGATTAATTATCGCAATTATGAACCGGCCACTTATTCAGTTAACGTGATTGGCACAATTGATTACACCGTACAGCAGACGCTGGGCGAGATTCATACTTTGGATAATCCATCGGTTGATGCATCATGGTTTGATATCACGGCATTGGCGGATAAAACCGCAGATTTGCTGGATATTGGAACCACTCACGCTTCAGCAGGCCGGTTGGTGGTGAATAGCTACACGACTAGTGCTGAGATTAAATTTACGGTGATGCAGAACGAATCTATCTAGGAGTCTGAAATGGGGCGTAAATACAAAAGCACGAATTTTTTTAGCCCTAATGACTCCAATACTATTTGCGATACGACTGGTTTTAAGGTTAAGAAATCTCAAGTTCTGAGAAGATGGGAGGGGTTTTATGTAATACCAGAGGCGTTTCATCCTCGCCAGCATCAGGACTTCCCTGTTGTACCGGTAACACAGCAGGTCTATAAAGATGTTCGAACCGAATCACTAGATACAGATGACGCTTTAGGATTTGATATTGTATGAGCACGTCAGGAATTTATACCCTAAGCAAGAACCTTAATGAGATCGCTTCCGAGGCGTTTGACATCCTCCAGATTGGCGCTGACGGCGAGACCTTGAATGGAGATATGGTAAGTAGGGCGAAAACATCCCTAAACCTTATGCTGAAGGAGTGGCAGTCACAAGGGATTCACTTGTGGTCCTATACCGAAGGATCCCTTTTCTTGGCCGTTGGCCAGGAGAAGTATGACTTCAGGGATGCTTCTACTCATGTTGCAAATGATTGGTTTGAAACCACGACAACCGCAGCAACGATTGCCGGCGCTAACACCATCCTGGTAACAAGCGCTGACAATATCCAGGACGGAGATCCGATTGGAGTAATTCAGAACGATAACAATCTATTCTGGACTACGGTTAACGGCGCTCCTTCCGGCCTCACTGTAACCCTGACGGACAATATCACTCTACCTACACTGTCAGGTGCATTTGTCCGGAATTACCGAGTAGGCACCGCTACAGCGCCCGAATTAATACCGGTGTCACGGGTTCTAAATGTCAGGCGTCAGGAATCAACGGATTATGAGATTCCGATTGTCTTTGAGTCTAGGCAGGATTATTTTGACCTACCTAACAAGAGCCAAGTCGGCACCCCTATTCAGGCCTATTACTCTAGGCAGGATTTGGCCGGTGAAACCTCTGGGATCATGTATTTATGGAACTCGCCAATATCATCCGTACCGGTAATCAACTTTACCTATGAGCGCAAGATTCAGATCATGGTCAATGAGGATGATACTTTAGATGTCCCGGATTATGCTCAAATGGCGGTAATTTATAACTTAGCGGATATGTTAATACCAAAATACGGGGCTAGCCAGGGTCTTGCTGTATGGGTAAAAACCGAAGCGCAGAGATTAAAGAATGACATGCTTGCGTATGATGCTGCAGTTTATCCCATCAAGATGAAGATGCGCAGATATGGCTAATTTTCCATTAGGCGGGCAGGGTAAAGACTACGACTCAAAAAAGAGCCGAGGCATAGCTGTAAATCTGATTCCCGAGGGGAATAAGGACGGCAGTTACCGCAGCGTGCGGCGTACAGAGGGACTCACATTATTTGCAACCCTAACAGATGGACCGGTCAGATCTGATCCGCTGGTTAATGCAGGGTACGCCTATATTGTTTCAGGCGCATCATTGTTTCGGGTCAACTCTTCTGGAGCGGTTGAGAACCTAGGCGCCGTAAATGGATCGGGCAGAGCAAAGCTGGCGGCTAACGCCGTGCCAGGCGATTCCCAGATACTTATTCTAAATGGATCTGGGGATGGCTTTATTTATGATAACGCTAATGGGTTGGTGCCGATAACAGATCCTGATTTTTTCCCCAGCTCGTCTGTAACCGTTCTTAATGAGCGATTCTGGCTTGTTCGTGACGATACGAATGAATTTTTTGGGTCAGATATTTCTAACGGCACATCATACAACCCCCTTACATCCGCCAGCGCAGAAGAATCTCCTGACAATATGGTTTCCTGCATCGCCAAGAAATCAGCTTTTTGGGCTATAGGCTCAGAAACTACTGAATACTGGCAAACATTTAGCGATGTAATCCTCCCATTGCGACAGGTTAAAGGCGCAACCAAAGAGTGGGGGATCTTGGCTAAGGATTCTCTGGCTGAGGTTAATGATTTCTTTGCTTTTCTTGCCGACGATAGAACAATTCGCATGATACAGGGAACCCAGCTTGTAAAGATATCTGATCTAGAATTTGAGCTAAAGGTGAAAGGAAATGGCACGGCAACATACCCGGGCTTCTCTAAGATAGATGACGCCATAGGATTCTTTGTAGATGGGCCTATCCACTCCACCTATTACATAACTTTTCCCACAGAAGGATACACATGGGGATATGACCTAAATACGGGGATGTCTCATATCAGGGAGTCTAATGGCTTAGGATTATGGAGAGTTAATAGCGCGGTAAAATTCGGGGATAAAATAATTTGCGGGGACTCAATTTTTGGGAAATTATGGATATTAGATATTAATAATAAAACTGAAGATGGGGAAATACTTAGAGCCAAACTAGTCACCCCAACTATCTCTTATGAAAAAGACGCGACCATACCCCTGATAGAGATTGACATGGAGGTGGCTCAGACCGACGATCCAACAGCAGACCCAAAGATGATCGTATATTTCACAAAAGACGGGGGAAACACTCGAACAAATATGGGCCATATCTCGCTAGGAAAGTTTGGGGAACACAGAAAGAGAGTCCCCCTCAGGCGTTTTGGCAGACTGGTTAGAAATAAAGATTTTGGGCTGGAGCTTGAAATCACGGATGCGGTAGGCGTTCAATTCTACGGGGCATACATATACCCAAGGATGTCCATGTAATGGCCGCTGAAAATCTTGACACAAACCAGCCAATAGTAGAGATAGACTCTCTCACGAAGGAGCTTAAAGCTACCCCGTATTTTGAGGATTTCTTATATAAAATAATAGCTGCTATTGGAGGAGAGGGGGCTGAACCCGTCCCAGACGTTTCGGC